TTCGCCTTTTTACATGGCGCAGCAAAACCGTGGAAACAACAGCCTGCGTTCAGGCAAGGCCACGCAGTATGTGCAGCGGCTGTCAACATTTGCGCTTGACGTTCGTCCCACAAACTCTGACGCCGTTCGTGACTACAACCGCAACGAAGGCTGGGTCAACATTGGTCCGTATCTGTTTGGCGTAATTGGCGATTCCCCTGTTGACATCTATTCGTTTATTCGCGTAACGCATCCTGACCGCTCGCAGCTTGAGTTCCGCCTGCGTCCATTTAACAGCGCAGTATTTACGCAACAAAGCGGTGGTACTGAACAAATTTTTGTTCTAGATGGTGCTCGCACTGGTTACCAAGACTGGACCTTTAACACCTACATGGGCACCTTTACGGTGGGTGGCCGTGGTCATTTTGTTCAGCCGCGTGACTACTTCACACACAGGCAAATGGCAGTTGTGCCAGAGCTTGTTGATGATGTTGTTTACGGGCGTTGGGTTTCTGACGCAAGCACAATCAGTGTCACTCCCGGCAGCATTACCTGCACCGAACCCGGCATTGGGTACAACGTTGGCGACGCCATCAACTTCAACACTCTTAGCAACATCTTTTCGATTGCTTTAGGCGTTGATCCTTACTTCGACAACCTGCCGAATGGCTCACGCCGCACACTGACCGGCTGGGAATACACCCGCGACGCTTCAGTGCGAACCATCACGATGTCCATCGAACTGGAGTCATACCAACGAGAACAGCCAGGTACACCGCGTAACAAGTGGTGGCGCATAGTTACAACCGGGGTAACAGGTTTCACTGGCCCTTGGACCACAGGTGATGTATTCACCAAGCACGCCCGCAATGCAAACGGCGTTCAATTTGCCTTTAGCTACACCGTTACTAACGGGCAGTATTACGAAGAGTACGACGAGCCTCAATCAGCGACTCGCCTGTTCCAGCAGTACAGCGGCATTGCCGAAGTTTCCCACTACGGCGAATTGATTAGCCGCAGTTGCGATGGTGGCCCCGAACACGAAGTTGTCTACGTCAATGAATGCTTGGCTGAGGACAACGTGCCGGAATATCAAAACTGTGCAGTTGCCGGTTTAAAACTTCGCTCCAGTGACAACTTCCAGCAGCTCGATCAACTCCGCTGCTACATCTCGAACGGCATCGAAGTGGAACGCCTGATTGATGGCGATATTGCATCCAGCAACCTGCTTACTGATTTGCTCTGGTACTTAGCAACTGACACCGACACTGGAGCAGGCAGCATCGTCAACAGCGGCTTGGTTGACCGCACCACGCTGACCGAAACCGGGCGTTTCCTTCGCGCAAACAACCTGTTCTATGACGACGCCATTGCAGAGTCGATCAACATCCGTGGCTGGCTAGCTGAGATTGCCCCAAGCGTCCTCTGCTTCATGACGCTGAAAAACGGCAAGTTGGCAATCGAGCCTGCCCTGCCTTACGACAGCAACTACAAGATTGCGCCAGATCAAGCCCTGCAAATCCGGGGCATGTTCACCGACGGCAACATCATTGAAGATTCGCTCAAGCTTGAGTGGATTGACCTTGAGGATCGCAAGCTGTTCCAAGCCGCAATTCTCTACAAGTGGGCAGGCACCAACAAAATGCCCGAGCAGCAGAGCGTTTTGGTCCGCTACGACGAAGCTGGCGCTGCAGATCTGCCACTTGAAAACTTCGAGCTGTCCCACATCACTGGTGACACCCACGCCCTTTTAGCTGCTCGCTACTTCCTCGCCGTCCGTAAGCACGTCACCCACAGCGTCACATTCCAGACCCTGCCCTGGGGTTTGTCACTTGCCCCTGGTGATTACATCCGCGTTGCCACCGAGGTCAGCCCCTATAGCCCAACCAACAACGGCATCGTCAAGGAAGATGGCACGGTCATCTCTGTGACCGACTTGTCTGACGGCAGCTACAACGTCTATTACTGGGACCGCACCCAAACCGAAGTCTTTTCCGGTGTGCTGGAAATCAGTGGCGGCGTGGCACAGGATCTGAGGGATTCGGTGTTCTCTGTCATCGGCTCAAACGTGAGTTCACAGGTGTACCAAATCGAAGCGCTCGACGTGAACACTGACGGCATCGTGACGATTAAGGCAAGCAATCACCCAGTAAACTCAAGTGGACAGAGCCTGATCGCCCGCGACGTACTGGACGTGGACGGCAACTTTGAGATCGTTGAGGGGCCAACACTCGAATGAGCTACCCATCCCTGACACCCAGCTCCCGTAATTTCAACGCTGGCGATTACTCCTACAAAACGTTTAAGTCTCAAAACGGCTCGGAGACTCGAATCCTGTACGGCGATAAGCGCACCGGCATGACGCTGGATTTGAGCTACGACAACATTGCCGACACTTACGCCGACGACTTCATCACCCATTACGACTCAGTGAAGGGCGGATTTGAGACATTTGATCTACCCGCAGCTTTCCGCACGGGCTGGAGCGGCAACACTTCGGCTATTGATGCTGCAACCGGCAATAAGTGGCGTTATGACTCGCCACCAGCGATCACATCAGTGCGTCCCGGCATTAGTAGCGTTACAGTGAAATTGGTAGGTGTCCTCTAATGGCTAAGGTTTACACCGGCAAAGACGGACGCCTGCTGATCGACGGCACGGAGCAGATCAAGGTCAGCAACTGGACTTTGACTGGTTCGCTTGAAGTCCTGGAAACAACCACGCTTGGCGACAGCCAGCGCACCTACACCCCTGGTGCGCAGGAATTTAACGGCAGCGCCAGTCTTCTGTATTACAACGACGGCACCGACCGCAACGACGCCGCGACCGCACTGAAGAAGGTTTTGAAAGTTGCTGGGGTGACGGACAGCGACACCGTGACCATGACTCTGCGGCTGGTGGAAGGCAACACCAACCATGATGTCCAGCTAACTGCGTATATCACTAGCGTCAGCTTTGGTGCCAGCGTCGGTGAAGTCAGCCGCGCCGATATCTCGTTCCAAGGCACTGGAGCACTGACCACGGTGACGATCTGATGGGTATCTACCTTGGTCAAATTGGTCAGATCGAACTGACCCGTAAATCAAGCGAAGGATCTAAACAATCCATCGTTAATCCCAGCGATGTAAACGCCGGGCGTAACCGCTTTAGTTTTGACTTTGACGAAGGCACCTTAATCACAGGTGACCTGCTGGAAATCTCAACAACCGATGGCACCGACCTTGATTTTGTTGATGCTTCTGGCTGGGCGGACAGTACCGTGCATCCCAGCGGCAACTGGTACGTCTTTATTGACGAGCTAGGCGGAATCAAGCTTTACGACACCTTTGCCAACAGCCTTGATGGTGGGGTAACAGGTGTTATCACGTTGGCCGCAATCGCCCGTGACATCCCGATTTCCGTCATTGTTCGAGATCGTGATAGCCGTATTGTTGGTGAAGTCACCGACTACGAGTTAAACACCAACCGCGAAGTCGTTGATATTTCAGTTCTTGGCGATGAGTACCGTCAGCAGTACAGCAGCCTGATCAGCGGCAGCGGACGACTTACCGCCCACTGGGACTACACCAACAACAAAGGCCAAGAATCCGTCAACTATTTAATGCAGCTGGTGCTGCGTACTGAAATCGGCTCTTTGTTCCACGGCAAGTTTTACATCAAAGCAGAAGACACAACAGCACAGACCGGAAGCTTTGAAGCCAGCCAGATCAATGATTCGCTCTGGTGGGAATTCGACGCCTTGGTAACTGCTGCAGCCGTCAGCTTTACACCAGACAACATCATTGTTGGCACGATTGATTTTGCCGCCACTGGTCCAATCAAATTGCGTGCCAGCACTCGCGTTGATCGTTATCTGCTACAGGAAGACACGGGCAAGCTTGAGCTGGAACAAGCGGCAGACTCGTACCTGCTTTTGGAAGAACCGGACTAAAGCCCTAGACTCTGATTATCTGTAAAAGTCGCTAGGGCACCGGGGCATGGCCGACCTAAGGATCAGCGAATTAGCCGCGTTAGCCGGTGGCGATCTAGCGGCTGGTGATCTCCTGGCCGTTGTCGATAACAGCGCAAGCGAGACCAAAAAGATCACCGTTACCGATTTAGTTGGTAACGCCACCACGCTGATTGCCGACGCCACCATTCCCGGCGCCAAAATTCTGTTTGGTAGTCAGCAAGTTGCTGGCACGGCACTGGTCAACGGCGCTGTTGGTACGACCCAATTAGCCGACGACGGCGTTACTGCCGCCAAACTGGGCAACGAATCCACCGTTGATCTGGTCACGACGCTGCCCGGAAGCGGCGCCTTCATTGGTCAGCTGGCACTCGACACCGACGACAGCAAGGTTTACTGCTGGAACGGCACAAGCTGGGTCAGCATCAAAGCAGCGGGTTCCGTCAACAGCGTTGTTGGCAGCGCCGCAGGCATCGTCAATATCAGCATCGCCACTTCTGGTGATGAAGTAACGATCACCACGTCGCTCGACGACACCACTGCTGGCGGTCAATTCTTGGCTGGTCCCAGTGGCGGCGCTGGCGTTGTTAGTTACCGCACTATCACCGCTGCCGATCTTCCGACCGCAACCACCACCGACAAGGGTGCAGTTGTTGTCAACGGCAATGGCCTGACCCTGAGTGGCAGCACCATTCAGATCGACAACACGGTCACCGCCAATACGACCGAGTATCACCTCACCAAATACGACGCCAACGGTCTGGTCACTGAAGGCCGTCAAATTACCGCTGCTGATCTTCCGGCTGCTGCAGCTGGCACGGCTGGCGCTGTGTATCCCGGCAGTGGTCTTGATGTTGGCGCTGGCGGCGAGCTTAACCACAGCAATTCGGCTACACCCGGCACCTACACCAAGGTTGTCATTGACTCTCAAGGTCACGTCACTGGTGGCACAACGCTTGCTGCTGCTGATGTCCCTGACATTCCCGCAACCAAGCTGACCAGCGGCACGCTTCCTGCAGATCGCATCGGCGCAAGCAGCATTACCGGCGCCAAGCTTGCTGATTCTTCCACTGTTCAATTCGGTGGCTCTGGTTCGACTGCAGGCGTCGTCACCTTCCCGACTGCACAGTTCAAAGGTCAGTATTTCTGGGACGAGCTAAACGGTGACCTTTACATCTGGTCTGGGTCTGCATGGCTGCCCGTCACGATCACGAGTGGTGAGCTGATTTTTGCTGGAACGTATGACGCCAGCACCAACCAAGTTGATTCGGTCACCTCTGCTGGTTCAGCACTGGGTCTGACGATTGGTGGCTCATTGCCTGCCGCGTCCGATACCAACAACCGGTACTACTTGGTTGTTAGCACTTCGGGCACTGGCTCGGGTAATGCACCGGCTGAAGCTTTGGCGCCGCCGGACATGATCCTGAGCAACGGCGCGACCTGGGAACTGATCGACGTTTCCGGCGCTATTGCAGGTCAGACCGCAACCAACATCAGCTTTACGCCTTACGGCAGCATTGCGGCAACCAACGTTCAGTTGGCACTGCAGGAGCTGGACGACGAGAAGCTCGGTACTGCGCTGACTGACGGTTATGTCTATGTCGGCAACGCGAGCAACGAAGCCACTGCGATTCAATTCAGCGGTGACGTAACGCTTGACAACGCAGGCGTCACAAGCATCGCCGCTGGGGCAATCGTCAACGCTGACATCAACGCATCTGCTGCGATTGCTTATAGCAAGCTGGCGGCGCTGTCCCCCGGCTACTTGGTTGTTGGTGATGCCCTGAGTGTCCCAACCGTCCGCCAAGTTACTGGTGATGTGACCATCAGTAATACGGGCGTAACCAGCATTGCTGCTGGCGTCATTGTTGATGCGGATGTCAATGCAAGCGCTGCGATTACCGGCACCAAGGTCGCTGCTGGTACGACGAGCACACGCGGCACTCTTCAGCTGACTGATTCGACTAGCAGCACAAGCACCACGACCGCTGCGACTCCTAACTCAGTCAAGACGGCTTATGACCTAGCTGCTGCAGCGCTGCCTAAGTCGGGCGGCACGATGACTGGCGCAATCACTTTTGCTGCTGGTCAAACCATTAGCGGCTACGGCTTGCTGGATGGAGCGCAGACTTGGACGAAGGGCCAACGCGGCGAGATTACGGCACTGACAAGTGCAACAACTATCACGCCCGACTTTTCTGATTCCAATAATTTCAGCGTGACGCTGGCGCACACGGCGACTTTGGCAAATCCGACTAACCTCGTGGCAGGTCAATCGGGCTGTATCTGGGTGACACAGGATGGCAGCGGTTCCCGTTTGTTGTCGTATGACACCTACTGGGACTTCACTGGCGGTACGGCACCGGTCCTAAGCACTGCTTCTGGAGCAGTTGACTGCATCGTGTATGCGGTTCAGTCCAGCACCAAGATCACTGCAACCCTGATTTCCAACCTGAGCTGACATGTCAATTCCCGGAAGCGCCCTGCCTCTGCTGTTGGCAAGTCCTGCTGGAGCAGCTGGCTACGAGATCGAACGTTCGCTGCGGTTCAACTCAGCCGATAGCGCGTACCTCAGCCGCACATGCACAGCAACAGGAAATCGACGCAAATTCACTTGGTCTTATTGGTTAAAACGAAGCGGTTCTGCGACAACTCAAACAATATGGTCCACAAGTGGTTCCACACCCTGGGGTGGTTTTTATCAAAATGGTTTTTGGTGGAATTTCAGCAGTAGCGATATTTGGATCAATGATTACGGAAATCCCGCGCTTAGAGATTTTTCCGCTTGGTATCATTTTGTTTTAGCGGTAGACACGGAACAGGCTACATCTACCGATCGAGTTAAAGTCTATATTAATGGCGTTCAATACACTGTAGCGGGAGCCATCCCAGCTCAAAACAGCAATATAACTATCAATGAATCTGGCGATGTATTTAACATCGGGGGTCTTTATTATTTTTCTGGTTATCTTGCAGATTTTCATTATGTAGATGGACAGCAGCTTGCCGAATCTGACTTCGGTGAGTTTGACGACAACGGCGTGTGGCAGCCGATTGAATACGCTGGAACCTACGGCACCAACGGCTTCCACCTTCCCTTTAGCGACAATAGTTCTGCCTCTGCGCTTGGCACGGACGACAGCGGGAATGGGAATGATTGGACGGTTAATAACATCAGTGCTGGCATTGGCAATGGAAGATATATCAGCACGCTTTCCACTGACAATGGTTCATTTACTAGCACACAAGAGCCGTACTATGGTTTTGATGGGAGCACTTCAACCTTCTGTTCTTGTGCTACTTCTGGTGCCTCGGGCTACTTGGATATCGACGTATCAGCGTGGAACTTAACTGGGTCAGTTGAAATTTATTCATTTAGTGGTAATTACTATAGCGTAGATGGTGGTACAGCTACAGCATTCACAAATGGCTGGAATAACGTCGGCAACGCAGAATCAATTACAACAGTTCGTCTTACGCGCTCCCTCGGCACTGCAGGTTTTACCGCGATTCGCGTCAATGGTGTTGTGCTGGTTGATTACGCAGCGGATTCCGGCAACGACTCTCTCTTTGACTCGCCCACGAACGGCGACACGGCAAATGACACTGGCGCGGGCGGTGAAGTGCCGGGGAATTATGCGACGTGGAACGTATTAGATAAAGGTGCCGGTTTAACGCTGGCTAATGGAAATCTGCAAATCGTTTCCGTCACCAATGACTTTGTGCGCTCCACAATCGGCGTTAGCTCCGGCAAGTGGTACGCAGAATATACACAAGGAACTGGACTAGGAATGGTAGGCATTGCAGATGGCAATGCAGACAACACTCTTTATTTGGGACAAAACACGGGAGGCGATGGTTACGGCTATTACTCTGGTGGCACAACCTACACTGATGGTGCTGGTGGCGTTTCCTACGGTGCTTCCTATACAACTGGTGATGTAATTGGCGTCGCATTTGACGCCGATAATGGCACGCTTGTTTTTTACAAAAACGGGACCAGTCAGGGAACAGCCTTTACAGGATTGACTTCTGGACCATATTTCTTTGCTGCTGGAGTTGACACAATGGCGAATAGCCATATGAACTTCGGCCAGCGCCCCTTCGCCTACAGCGCCCCCAGCGGTTTCCGTCCGCTTGCAACACCGTTCCTAGACACGCCGACGATTGAAGACGGCAGCACCGCGATGGATGTGGTGTTGTGGACTGGGGATGACGCCACACCACGCGCAATTTCCGGACTAGGGTTTTCGCCTGATTTTGTATGGATTAAACAAAGAAATAACTCTAGAAATCATGGTTTATTTGATGTAGTCAGGGGTGCCAATGAAGCACTATTTAGCAATTTAACCGATACAGAGACTACATACACAAACACTTTGATGTCTTTTGACTCGGATGGGTTTTCGGTTGGAGGTAATGCTTTAACTAATGTCGCCACCGCAACTTACGTTGGCTGGACCTGGGACGCCGGAGCATCGACGGTTGCCAACACCGACGGCAGCATCTCATCCAGCGTGAGGGCGAATCCGACTGCGGGGTTCTCGATTGTTAGTTATACGGGGGCAAAAACAACAACTACCGCAGACACGGTTGGGCATGGATTAAATATTGAACCAGCCATGCTGATAGTCAAGGATCGTGACACAACTAGAGGCTGGCTGGTATATCACAAATACAACACCTACCAAAACCAAAACCCAAATACAAACTCTCTTGAGCTAAACCTGACCAATATATCATATTACGGCAATTCATACCCTTGGGGAAGCACTACACCCACATCAAGTGTATTTACTATTAACAACCTTGGGTCTGACTCCTACTACAACCTCAACCAATCCGGCAAAAACTATATAGCCTACTGCTTCGCCCCTGTGGAGGGCTACAGCGCCTTCGGCAGTTACACCGGCACGCAACCATTTATTTATACAGGTTTCAGACCCAGATGGATCATGGTGCGTAGATACGATGTTGCCTCAAGTCAGTGGGTCATTTTTGATTCGGCTCGATCTGGGTACAATGGAGACAATGATACTCTGTGTGCAAACCAAAATAATAGTGAAAACGCTTTTGTCGGCTCTAATGAACTAGACATACTTTCAAATGGGTTTAAATTTACAGTGACTAGGGCCATCACTAACGGTTCTAACAATTACATCTACGCCGCCTTCGCAGAATCGCCCTTCAAGTACGCCCGCGCACGTTGATCGGGCTAACCTAAAACCACGCACCTAGAACCATGTTTGTTCTCGACGGCAAGCCACTTTCACCCGATCGGGCTTTCACCCATAACGGGATTCAGTATCCCAAGAACTGGTTGCGTCTGACCACGCTTGCCGAGAAAGAAGCAATCGGCATCACCGAAGTGCCCGACCCCCCGCGTTGGGATGAGAGGTTCTATTGGGGCTATGACATTGACGGCCACCTGATTCCCAAAGACCACGCCGAGTTGGTCAAGCTCTGGATCAACAACACCCGCCAAACCGCTAACAGCCTGCTGACTCCTACCGACTGGATGGTGGTCCGCGAAGCTGACAATGGCACCACAGTCAATCCTGACTGGAAGATGTGGCGTGAAGCTGTCCGCCTAGCCGCCAACGAAAAAGTGCTGCATATCGGCACAACTAATGACACGCCAGATTTGGCGGCATACATTAC